AAAATAAATCGGCGTTTTAAATGTGCGAAGGTGTAAAAATAGATTAAAAATCGGCGTTTTAAATGTGCGAAGGTGTAAAAATAGATTAAAAATCGGCGTTTTAAATGTGCGAAGGTGTAAAAATAGATTAAAAATCGGCGTTTTAAATGTCCAAAGGTGTAATAACAAACAAAAGTATTATGTCAAGTAATACAGATTTGAAAAATAATTCAGTAATTGATTTGAAAAAAATATCAAATAATTATAATCAACATAAAATACTTAATTTGATAAATATTATACATAAGAAACGAGTATTAATCCATATAAAAAAGTTTATTATATGGATGATATAAAAATGATTATAACTTATCAAATAGGAGATAGATCCAGATCTAGACATACATAATATAATTGAATTAAATCAACAAATATTATTCAATAATGAACACATATTGAAAGAACTTTATAATACTCTTAAAGGGGTAATTGAACAACCTAAAGGAGGTAAACAAAAAAAGTAATACATAAACTTATTATAAATTAATATTTATATAAGTTTATTATTTTATAATGTTATACAATTACACTTGTTAAACCAGATATTGCTTCTGTTATAATTTTTTTATCAGTACCACAATAAGATGTTAGTTCAGTATCCATTTTATAAAACTTAAAATAAGGGATTGATGTAATATTATAATGATCGCTAATTTTATATCCATTTTCAATATCTATTTTTAAGAAAGTAATATTCTGATTATTTAATGCCAATTCTTCAATAAAAGGATATATATCTTTGCATGGTTTGCAAAATGATGCAGAAAAGTTAGCAACGACATACCTATTGCTTTTTAAATATTGTGAATATTCTTCCATAGTTTCAACATTTATTATTGGCATCTTTATCTTTATTATTTAGATAGAATTAAAAATATTTCATAATTTTCGCACGTTATTATATAATTTATGAAATTTTATAAATATATAAAAAATTGATAAATAATATATATATATCTTTTAAATACAACCATATAACTAATGCCTTTGAAAAAGAATGACGATAAAGGTACCCCTGTTCAAGATAAAAAAGTAGAAGATAAATATAAAAAATATGAACTTTTAGAGCATATTCTCGCTTTACCGGACACCTATATTGGTTCTATTGAACCTCAAAAAATCACAAGTTATATTTATGATAATAGTTCTAAAAAAATGGTTTCTGATGAACTAACATATATTCCAGGTTTGTTGAAAATATTTGATGAGGTTATTGTAAATGCTATTGACCATTCTATGCGTCTAAAAGCAGATGAAGATAAAGGAAAGGAAGATATAAAACATGTTAAGAATATTAAAGTAACTATAGACAAAGTATCCGGAAGAATAACTATAATGAATGACGGAAATGGTGTTGATATAAGAAAACATAGTGCTTATGGTGATTTATGGATCCCTGAACTTATATTTGGCGAATTATTAACATCTACTAATTACGATAAGGGTGAAGAGAAAATTTGGGGAGGAAAAAATGGATATGGTAGTAAACTTACAAACATATTTTCAAAAGAGTTTGTTATTGAAACTGTAGACCATTACGCTAAAAAAATTTATACTCAAACCTTTAGTAATAATATGACACAGCGAACAAAAGCAGATGTTAAAGCGTCATCAAAAGCGCCTTATACGCAAATAAGTTTTATTCCTGATTACGAAAGGTTTGGTATGAAGAATATGTCAGATGATATCTATAAATTGTTCAATAGGCGTGTTATTGATGCATGCGCAACAACACCTAAGGAGGTTTCAGTTTTCTTCAACGGAGAAAAATTAATGATTAAAGATTTTGAAAAATATTGCGAATTATTCCTAGATAAAAAAGAGCAACCTTTTGTATATGAAGCATCGGGTGAAAGATGGGAGATTGTTGCTTCAATATCAAGTTCTGGTTCTTTTGAGTTCTTATCATTTGTTAATGGGATAAATACTATCAAAGGAGGAAAGCATATTGAATATATTACAAATATGATTACAAAAAATCTTGTTGATATGACGCTATCTAAAAAGAAAAAAGTTGTTAAAGCACAACATATCAAAGATAACTTATTTGTATTTGTCAAAGCATTAATTGTTAATCCTAGTTTTGATTCGCAAAGTAAAGAAACATTAACAACTCCTGTTGCTAAGTTTGGTTCAAAATGCGAACTTAGTGATAAGTTTTATGACAAACTATTCAAGATTGGTATTGTTGATAAAGCTCTAAGTATTACCGAGTTTTATGATAAGAAAAAACTTGTGAAGACAGATGGTAAAAAATTATCACGAATTATAGTCCCAAAACTTGATGATGCGAATTTAGCAGGAACAAAAGATAGTGCAAGTTGTACTCTTATTTTAACAGAAGGAGATTCCGCAAAAACCATGGCAATTTCAGGACTTAGTGTTATTGGCCGTGATAAATATGGAGTTTTCCCTTTGCGTGGAAAAATTTTAAATGTAAAGGACGCAACATTACAAAAAATTACTGATAATAATGAAATAACAGCAATTAAAAAAATTATTGGTCTTGAGCAAAATAAAAAGTATACAGATTTAAGTCAATTACGTTATGGATCTATTATGATTATGACAGATCAGGATCATGATGGAAGTCATATTAAGGGATTAATATTTAACATTTTTCAAAGTATGTGGCATGAATTGTATGAAATCTCTGGATTTCTAACATCTATGCTTACACCTATTATTAAAGCGTCAAATAATCGTGGTACAGAAGTTATTGAGTTTTATAATATGTCTGATTATGAAAGATGGACAGAAACAGATATAGCAAAAAATGGTTCCTGGAAAATCAAGTATTACAAAGGGTTAGGTACATCAACTGACCAAGAATCTAAAGAATATTTTAAGAATATGAAAAAGATAACTTATAAATATGATAAAAATGCAGATGAAGTTATTGACCTTGCTTTTAATAAGAAGCGCGCAGATGATAGAAAAGATTGGCTCGCTAATTATGATAAAGATAACGTACTAGATTATACAAATCTAGAGATTGATTTTAAGACATTTGTAGACAAAGATTTGATACATTTTAGCAATCGTGATTTACAAAGGTCTATTAATCATATTTGTGATGGTCTCAAAGAAAGCACGCGTAAAATTTTATTTGCTTGTTTCAAGCGTAAATTATATACTAACGAGGTAAAGGTAGCGCAACTTTCAGGATATGTTAGCGAAGTTTCAGCATATCACCATGGAGAAAATTCACTACAACAGGCGATAGTTGGAATGGCACAAATATATGTAGGAACAAATAATATTAATCTATTATCACCTAATGGTCAATTTGGAAGCAGGTGTCAAGGAGGACAAGATGCATCATCTGCGAGATATATTTTCACAGTATTATCAAAACTAACAAAATTAATTTTCAAGGAGGAAGATAATAATATCCTAAATTATCAAGATGATGATGGGCAACAAATAGAACCTGAATTTTATATTCCTGTAATACCTATGATTCTTGTAAATGGAGGTATTGGTATTGGTACAGGATATTCTACAAATATTCCACAATTTAACCCAAGTGAAATTATTGACGCTTGTAAATTTATTTGTAAAGCAATCAAATTGGCGGATTTAAATGGAGACACAGACGAAGGATTAGATAATATATACGAAACTATCAATATATTAGATATTAATGATTTAGTACCTTATTATTTGGGATTCAAGGGATCTATTAAAAAGACTGAAAATAATTCATATATTAGCAGAGGGATTTATAAATGGATTGATAATGAAACTGTAGAAATAACTGAACTACCTATTGGATCTTGGACAGAAGATTATAAGGAGTTTTTAGAAAATATGATAACTAGTGGATTAAATAATCTTAAGTATATTGAAAATCATTATACTTCAAAGAATGTTAAGTTTATATTACATTTTAATGGGAATGTTCGTGAAACTCTTGAAGATAAATTTGAGCAATTATTTAAAATATCTTCAAGCAAAAACTTGAGTATTAATAATATACATCTATTTAATAAAAGTGGTGCTATTCAAAAGTATGATAATACAACTGATATTATTAAAGAGTGGGCAAAAACACGAGTATTAAAATATTTTGAAAGAAAAGCATATCAAATCAAGATTTTAGAAAAAGATTATCTTATATTATCTGCAAAAATTCGCTTCATTATTGATGTAATATCTGGCAATATTCAAATTATGAATAAAAAATTAGCAGATATTGCTAAAAGATTAGTGGAACTAAAATATCCACGAATTAATACAGAAACTAATATTGTTGTCGCAGGTAATATAGATGATGATGGTAAAGACCCTAATGATGATGTAGATACTGAAAAAAATAAGGATGTAAAAGATTTTAATTATCTCCTTAAGATGCCAATTTCACAACTTACATATGATAGAAAAATTATATTAGAAAAAGAGGTTGATGAACTTAATAATAATCTAAATAATTTACGTAATAGCAAGATTGAGGATATATGGATGACTGATTTATTAGCGTTAGAAAATGCTTGGAATGAACACCGGGATTTTATATTAAAAGATTATGATAATGACCGTAAAGGTATCGTTGAACCTAAAGCACAGAAAAAGGGCAAAAAAAAATAGATGTATATTAAATTTATTAAAATATTCTTCTTTTACATATTATTTTTATTATTCATTCATATATATAATAATTGATGATAGAGTAATTAGCAAAAATAGACGACTATATAACTATCCTAACATATAAAAATTACAACTTATCTATTTAATAATAAAAAATATGTTAATTTAACAAGCAATTATCAGTATTTTTTATTTTATGTATGTTGATTATTAAATAATAATCGCTTATCTGATATCAATTTATTATTAATTTTAAAAGCAGCTGCCAAGATTTCATCACAAAATGATGGTGGTTCGCTATCAATCAATATATTTTTATAATTTTTTTTCAATATTTTATTACTTTTCAGTAAATCTGCTATTTGTTCAATATCTTTAGTAAATTGCGATACTTTTGGAGATATTACATCTATAATTTTAGGTTTTTCAACATTAATATTGCTAATTACTACTTGTGCTTTTTTTGGATTATTAATATTTTTTTTAAATAATTTTTTTTCTAATAGTAAATTATTATTAATAATATTTTTAGTAAATTGCGAAACAAGAACACTTTCCCTATTATCAATAGTATTAACAGCGCAAACTTTTTTAGTGCTTTTTTTTGTCTTCAAAAAAGCATTATGAATTTTACTATTTTTTTTCTGAAGATCCTTCATAGCATTCTTATAATATTCTTCAATTCCATTTTTTGTATTGATACTGTCAGGCATATTTGCCATAATTTCCTTAATTTGCATAGCAATAGTTAAAGATGACATCTTTCACTTTACGTTTGCTTTGTTGTTTCTTCCTTTTATGCTTTTTATTTCTTTAAAAATTAAAAAATATAAAATTATCATTTTTTAAGAAAATTATGATACGAATAGAACATATTATTTATGGTGTTTTTTTGGAGTTAACATATTTCCAATAGATAAACCATAAGTAATGCAATCATGAATCCCAAAAAATCTTGGTGTTCCTGAAATAATATTAATATGATAATACCATTTGAAAGGTATTATAAGTATTTTATTTCTATTTAATAATATTGTTGTAAGTTTTTGATTATAATCAGGTAATATATCAGGTGATATTGGAATATTATTTTCTTGCTTTGTCAGAGGATTCCCTAGTGTAATTTCAACTGAGTTTTCTTCTTGTATATCTGCATATATAAGGATATATTTAAAATTATTTCTGTTCCAACTCCAAATATTTGGAATATTTACATCATATTCAATAATGTTATAATTAAACCAATTTATTAATAAATCATCTATAACTTTAATACTATCCTGAATAATAATTGGTTGCTTTTTATATAGTAAATTAAAGTCAAAATGCTCTGCTTTAACTTGGTATATTATTAATTCATCATCAAATATATAATACAGAGAAGCATATATTATTATTATTAATAATATATATATATATATATACATTTTACTAATAAATGATATAATTATAATATAATATAAATCACATTATATTATAATTATTTAGATATGTGTAATAATTATTTTTATATATTATAAGAGTAATATAAATATTTAATGTCGTCAGAAATAAAGGATGATAAGTTTGATAATAATTTACTTATGGGAAATTCAATTATTACTATAATAATTTTACTACTTATTATATATGGAATACCTTCAATATTTTATGGTTTGGTAATTTTGTTTAGAAAATCTAATGGGATGCCTACAGATGCTGATGGAACATTAAAACTGTTTATAGATAAAAAAGATGATTTAAATATGGTATATAATTCATTATATCGAGACATTTATTTATTTACCAATTATATACCAATAAGGAAACTCGTATTATGCGATGGTACTAATAATGATGATCATAAACTTCAAATAGAGTATAATAGAAATGTTAAATTAATATTAAAAAAATTAAATGATATTAAAAAATTTTGTGATGATGAATATGAAAAGATAAAAGAAAAATCTGATGAACAAATAAATATTAGTAAAAAAATAAGAGAGGATAAAGAACATGATATAGAATTATTGATATTAAAGGAAGCAGGAGAAAATAGTAGACATAATGCAACATCTATGCGAGAATGGATTATAAATATATTTAGTGGTATTTCAAATATTTTTAGTGGTATTTTCAATACTATTAAATTTGCATCAACTTTTTCTTTAAGTGTATTTGATAGTTTTAAAAGTATATTTATAGGGTTTCTGCCTATACTTTCTGCATTTGCTAAAAATGAAGTAATTACAGGGTTTTTAATACTAATATTTATTATAGTAGTTGTATTATATGGTATTAAAAGTGCTTCTGTTAGTAGTAATAGTAATAATGGAGGAATAAGCGGTGGAATAAGCGGTGGAATAAGCGAAATAAATTATAGATCTGATAATCAAACAGGTTTCAGTCCCTATGCAATATATTACGAATTGTTAGATACATATAAATATTATTCTAAAATGGCGAACAGTTTTAATTTAAATGACTATACAAGCGATTTACTTGGAAATACTGCTGAAGAAAATAATGGATACTATGGAACAGATGAAGATATTTTTAATATAAAAAGAAATGAATTAAAAAATGGTGAACGATATGATAATTTATCTTATATTAATCTTAAAAAATTAAAAATAGACAAGATAAGTGATGGAAATGAAGAAATAGCAACAGAAGACAAATATTATAATGTTTATTTACCATCAGAAAAATTCAAAGATGTTGATAATATGGAAGAAGTAAATAAATTACCATGGAATATTTTTACATCTTCTAAAAATGAAAAAATTTGGAAATTAGATTGTGAAAATATTGATTATATAATTAAAAATGGTGTAAAAAAATCTGTTTTTATTGCGGATGGAGATAATAAATGTAAAATTAATGAGGTTAGATTAAGAGATGCATATGTTTCAGATATTAAGGAAGACCCTTTAGCAACAATATATACAACAGAATATATTAAATAACTTTGATATATTTATTATCTAATATATTTTTAAAGGTATATATATTATGGTAATTTGCGATATTACAAGCAACCAATATATATGTAGAGATGATGATAAATATATAATTAATCAGAGTTTATCACAATATATTAATCAAAATTATATAACTATTAATGACAAAGAAATATCATTAACTACTAATTCATCAAATCATTATTTATTGAAAGATACAAGGGCACATTGTAGTGGTAAATGGCAGGATTGGTTCTGTATTCATAACTATCATAATAATAATAATGTAAATAAATATCCAAAAACCGACACTATGTCTATTGGTGTTTGCTATAATTATTGTGATTTAAAAGATAGAAAAGGATATGCTATAAAAACATATAATAAATGTTATGAGTATAATGACGATAATGATATAATATATAATCCTCTAGCACTTATAGCAATTTTTGGAACACACTTCAACGATAATATAGTAAATATTGGTGAAAATAATCTGCAAAATTATAATCATATTAAAAGTACTGTTGGTTTAAGAGGATCATATTTAAATGATTTATATAGAGTTAATAAAAATGATAAATTTATCTCAAAAGAATATATTGGTAAAATAACAAATAATCCACCACCATATGATAATAATTTGTTGGTACAAGGAATAACCAATAAACAAGATATATTATTATTGCAAATAATTAATACTATTGTAAATAAGAAAGATGGTGCTTATATTATAGATGAGATTAAAGGGGATATAAAAAAAGCATATTCGAATATATATAAATTTTATATTTTACCAAATATAAATAGAGAGGAGAAAAAACAAGATTTTTTAAATAAAATAAAAAATTATGTATTTGATATTGAAAAATTAGATAAATTATACGGAGTAGATAAAAATAAAAAGTCTAAATTTATCAATATTATTGCATATGTACATAATATTATGAGGTTAGTATGTTATGATAGTAAAGGGACTATATTAACTTATAAACAAATTAGTGATAATATTGAAAAAATACTTGATATTAATATAATTGATCGAAAAACTCATCAAGATATTACAAGAATATTTTTATATGCATGTTATAATTGTTTTAATATAAATCATACATTATTTAATGAGTA